TGGTTATGTAAAAACCAAATTTCATTTTTTGCTTGTGGCCCACGTTCTTTAATAGTCTTTGTGAATGCACCGGGCATCATCATGTCATTATGAAGATCAATATTACCAAACTTAGATGCGTAACCCGAAACAATACGTTTAGTTACATCTACGTTAGTAATCTCCCCTTCTGACTTTATTTTATAATCTCTCATATTTTCTACTATTGATTGCAAATATAATAAAAATTCATAATTACCAAATTATTTATAAAAACATAAGTCCACAACGGCAATTAACTAACTCACTTGGTGGTGCGGAATTATCACCCGGGCCACTCATTAAATTGCCACCAACATTGAACTTTTCATTTAAAGGTATTGTTGGGTAACTCGCCATGGCATTATGCGAAGGTCTTTCCTTCCCATCTAAAATAACAATCCATTTTTTAGTCAAAACTTTCTTTTGTGACTCGGCCCAACTTTGAGATGCCAAGTTCATTATCTTGGTAATCTCAGTTCTTGCAATGGTTTGACTTCTAATGATATTTCTTGTAGATAAGTATAACCCAAGCAAAGTAATAATCGCTGCCCTCGGCACACCTCTTTCTACTTGATCCTCAACAAATCTTTTAATGTCTTGTTTAATTGTATTTACAATACCTAAAACAATATAGAAGTAAGATATATCCCTAAACAATAATAAAAGCAATAATAACCAGTTCTCCTCAAAATTATCGCCTTCTTCTTTCTTTTGATATTCATCTAAGAATTTACCTTGCTTTAATCCAAACTTGGTATAAGCATCACGCATTATTTCCAATAACCATCTTTCGTTAAAGTGATTAGTAATATGAAATGTTTGAGGATTCCTTCCTTCTAATGAATTAAGGTAAGTCTTTGTTTCTACCGCCAACTTAGTGCGTATATAAGCAAATAAGGCACGTTCATTAACATCGTGCCTTCTTCGCCATGCTACCCTATATAATTCTTCACTTACCATCGCTTGTTTTTAAAAAGTTTTTCAACTTTCTCACGTTCTTTGCTTTTTAATTTAGAATCATAAACAAGGAAGAACCCGAACCAAAAGGAACTTGTGATTACAACCGAGTTTAATATGATGGCCCAAATTTCCATTAATCCTCATCCATTACCATTGAACCGATTTCAGTAGGATCAATGCTTAAACTTCCTAAAGGCACTTGATTAGAACGAATATAAACTTGTTGCATGATTGGGTCATTCGTTGGCTCAAAGTCCATAAATACCCTTTTCTCATCTTGAGTAAGAACACCATCTAATTTCTCCAATATACTTGCTGCATCCAAGAAGTTTTGTTTCATCTCTGGGTAAGCATCCACATCAAACCTTAAAACATATTGAGAAGGATTTAATCCCATACTTGGAGCCAACCACTCTAATAAGCCTTCACATACTCTTGATTGCATAGGAACAACGCAATTGATAATCATTCTACGGATAAATTGAGCCAAGTTACTTTCGGTCAAATTATCTGCATTTAAAAGAACATAAGGGTAATGCCATAATCTACACAATTGCTCGGTAGATAACTTACTCATTGCTCTTAAATCTAAATCAATGTTAGTAGTAGATAACTTAGTAAATCCAACTTTGGTGTTAGAGAATACAACTCTACCTTTAGCATTTGAGTTATAGATTTTATCATATACTTTATCTTCTAAATCTTGTTGTACCGTTGGGTCAACATCTTCGGTGTTCATGTCATCCTTATACAAGAATCCCACCGCACCCCTTGTTTCGAAGTTTTCAATTGCTACTTCTTCTCCACTATTAGCTTTTTGCAAAACTCTTGCACCAGCAGTTAAAGGTGAGAATCCACGATGAACCGTAGTTTGATTATTAAAATCGGGATTAAATGAACGAAACGATAAAAAGAATGCTGGCTCAACATCTTGATTGATTGAATGTATATTATACTTAACAATCCTTCTAAACCCATCAGTAACGATTGTATAATCAAAAGGTGCAATAACATGAAGTCTTGCAATCTTACCTTTTTTAAGTGGGTCTTCTTCTGCCCAAATTCCAACATCTTTAACCAATAAATCCCAAGAGAATAATGATTGAAAAAATTGTTTTGAAGTTTGATAAGAGTTTGGTCTTTTAAGTAAAGCCAAGATTGGGTGTTCTTCCAATTCTTTCATTGCTTTAGAACGAATGCTATTAGCCTCCATCATGCTCCTATCCGTAGGTCGTGTCAATAAGGCTTTATACTTACTAACCGACTTTATCTGCATTTTGTTGGCTTGATATAACTCTAATGGAACTTCAACCGATCTTGCAGATATGTCATCTACGATTGCATAAACATCTACGTTCTTCTCAAATCCATTATTGATTGCATCACGATAATCTGTGTTATAAAGAGAATACGTTTGTCCTCCATTAAACATCTGCCATTGCTTAACACTTTGTATTGTAGTCAAGGCTTTCTTGCTTGTAAAAAAATCTAATAATCCCATGTCTAAAAAATAATAAGTTTTTTCTTTGAATACTTAGTATAAACGGCATACCGAATACTATCTAATGCGTGATTAAAGTCATCAATGGGTTTATTTATTTGTTTTCCCCCAACCATCATCCATTGGTAGTTATCTACTTCCTTTTTAATGTTTTTTGACCGCCTCGTGTAATACACTTCATATTCCCGCAATTTACTTATTCCTGCATTAACACTATCGTTTCCTTTGACTGCTTTTTTAATCGGCAATCCCTCTCTGCGTAATTCCTCAATAGATTTTGGATCGGCACTATCAGCATAAATCTCACCGAGTTTATCGGGATATAGTTTAATCCTTTTAGCTAAATCTGAATTAGTTAATCCAGTTTGGTAAATAACTTCATCAAGGTATAACTTATTTCCTAATTTTGCAATTCGGATAAGTGCCGTAGGGTCATTAGAGAAACCAAAGTCAAGGCCACTAAACAAAACATCTACATCCTTTGGGAAAAATTCACAAGGTTGCCAATCATGATAAATAAGGGATTCAACACTTGGTTTAGGGTTTTGCTGATAAAGAGATTCAAAAGTAAAAGGCTCATTCTTCTTAACTCTTAATAACTTTTCTAATGCGTGTTTTTCGGGCCACAAAGCCTCACCATCTTTTCTTTTGTCATAACTATTCTCGGCTTTCTCGCGAATGGCGGGAAATTCAATAATTGTCCAGTCATCATCACGTTCAAGCAACCTACCAGCTAAATCATCATCATACCACCTTGTTTGGATAAGAACTTGTGCTGAACCATTATGTAACCTCGTTTCGAACACATCGGTGTACCAATTCCATAATTGTTCTTTAACAACACTTGATTGAGCCTCTTGGCGATCTTTAAGTGGATCATCAATAATTCCAATATCAACCGATGTACCAGTCAAAGAACCACCTCTACCAACGGCTTTAACATATCCATTAGCATTTACGGTTTGAAAGAACTCAGCCATCCTAATTGCCTCACCTTTTTTCTCCCCAATCCTTGTTTCGGGAAAAAGTAGTTTATATTCCTCCCCCACAATTCTTCTTTGTATTTCATTACTAAATTGCTCGGCTAACGTAGCATTATAAGAAATAACGGCTAATTTAAGATTTGGGTTTCTTCCAAGAAGGTAAGCGGGGAAACTTCGAGTTGACAACTCGGACTTGCCATGTTGTGGAGGCACAAAAATCATTAACTTCTTAATCTTACCAGCATAAACTAAATCCAAATGATCGGCAATCACTTTGTGAAACCATTGCATATCATAATCGGGTTTAATGAACTTAACGAAGTTACTAAACGACCTCCTCGAAAGTTCCCTCGTCAATATCTCTTTCTCTAATTTGGCTAAGTCTTTCTCGGATTTGCTCATCGGTCAATAATTTTGGATTTAATATATCTTCTTTAACATTTGTTTCTATTTGTATTGCTTGGGATGCCTTGCCATGTTGAAACTCAATCATAAACTGGCTATTCTTCATCTCACCATTTTTAATGTCACCTAAGATGGCATTTGCAATCACCGAAATGAAGGCAGGTGTCTGAGAGTCCATCGCAATCATTCTAATGTCAGCAACGGTCATAGAATTGACCATAGCAACCACATCTACAACATCTTGCTTAGTCATCCGAATACGAAGTGATTTATCTACCTCCTCCATGACCTTTCGGAACATATTCTTGGGCCTACCATTGGGATTTCTTATTTCACCGGGTTGAATAGGTTTGAGGTTCTTTAATTGATTCTCAGTAAGCTTGCGTTTAGGCTTTTGATATTCTTGTTCTTCCATTTTGTAGTCATTAATTAACTTTGAAAATGCCCTATATTTTTTTTAGGCCAATTTCGGTTTAAATACGTTTTTCAATTTTGTCTTGTTGGTATTACACTAAGTATTACACTAAGTATATACTAAGTATAATATATATACTCTAACCTTATTTATAATCATTCTAAATAACCTTAACTTATTGACCCTTAGTATTTTAAGAAGTAGTTCCGCCGAGAAATACATCTATTTAGAATGGGTCTTAATAGTAGTTTACATGCAAACATAGGCAACTTTTTTATAAAACGAGTCATTTCTTTGTTTTTACTCATAATATTTTCCCAATGTTTACATATTTATCCCCAAAAGTATTAGGATTTTTTTAGTGGGTCCCCAATTCCCAACAGGGTACCCCTCTTTGCTCCACGCATAAAAATCGTAACCTTAACTGCTCCCAAAGGTGTACACTTGCATACAAAACGTATCCAAACGTACAATTTGAATAAAAAACGTAGCCAAATAGTGTGGTGTGGGTAAAATAGGACATAGTCGGGGAGTAGCCACACTACCTATTTTTGTGTTTATCCTTTATATGGGCCTTTTATATCCTAATGATCAACATACTTTAATACTTTGATTTTAAGGACCTATCTTATATAAACATAGGGAAACACCTTATCTACACTACAAACCTAGCTTAAATGGAAGATATGATACCTTAAAACAAATTGTAACGTAAAACATATAGACAATAAAAAAAAGGCCACCAATTAAGGCTTTCTTTTTTGTTTTTAATGATAAGGTTTATTAGTGTTTAATGTATTGATCCAATGTAAAGCAATTGTAAAACCAATGTACTAACCGGTAAGCCTTTTGACCTGTTAAATAAGGTATAAACAAATGATCCTTTAAAGCGAAAAATACAAAATCGAACGTGATATACTTTATTAATACCTATCTATATACTACATTCTTAGAATGGAATACTTGATAGTATATTACTTGGAATAATACTTGGTGTAATGCTTTCTTATTCAAAGAAAAAAATCGACTATTAATCTGAATAAAAAAAACGTTTTTAAATATTTATTTTTAAATACTTTGTAACTCTTTATATATCAATCATTTAAACACTAAAAAAAGTTTATTATTTATGCTTTTATTGATCTATTTAATGCACTAATGAAATTTATAACGATTCTAAATAAGCGTTAAAATCTATGTTTATAGCTTGTATTAAGCGTTTTTACCCTGTTTTATACCTTATTTCCTTATTTAGATTCATTATAAATTAGGTATTAATGTATTGGATATATGTAAACATGTATTAATATTGAAATATCATTTAAACAAAAACAATTTAAACAATTAAAAACATGGCTACCAAAATTGAATTCAAAGAAGAAAAAATCAAAAACTTTATTAACGATTCATTAGAATTTACTTTTTACATGATCGTTTTATTCATGGCCCTAGGCTTTGTATCAATTATCGAAAAACTTTAAACAATTATTTAAAATCTTAAACAATCAAAAAAAATGGAAACAAAATTAACCGCCACTTTTAACGCTGGCAAAAATTCAAAGTTTAATGCAAGTCACCGCAAAGAATCTAAGTGTTATTTCAAGGAGTATGCAGGTATTGCAATAAATAAGACCTATAACAATTTATACCCTGCCGTAACTATTCGCACCTACCAAGTAAGTGACGCGGGTAACGTTTACGCGTGTATATGGATAAACGGAAACGAAATTCATACCAATGGCAGTGGAAGTGCAGGCGGTTACGGATACGACAAAAAAAGTGCAGCGGTGCAAGAGGCAATAAATAATGCAGGCTTCACCTTATCGGAAAACATTGCAGGACGTGGAAGTATCTTAATACGTGCCGCCGTTATTGCAATTGGTGAGGCAATTGGTTGCCCTATTGAATATATTCATAATTCACACGCTTAATATTAACCTTAAATTTTAATATAATGAATTCAACAAAATTTGAAATTGTCAAAAGTAAATTTGAACTATTTAAGCCTTGCAATAAATACCAAAAAAAGGCTAAAAAAGATAGATTTGATTTTTATACAAAAAATTTAGACCGTATCAATAGCACCGATATAGAAAGAATAGAAAAACATGATTTTAGACTTGAGGCTATTGAATTAGCCCTAAAATATGAACGCTTGGATTATTTTTATAAAAATATTTTTATTCATATTGCAGGACTCGAAAAACATAGTTATGCACCGGAGTTAAACAAATTATTATTTAATAACGGTAATTTTTTCCATGTACCTGGGATTTTTACAATAGTTGAGGCGGTAACCTTTGTAATTAATACCACCACTATTGAACAATTAAGAACCCTTAAAACACAATTTAAATAATATGGAAAGGTTCAGAATTAAAAATAGCGACTTGGTGACAATTAACGTAACCAAGGAAAACAAATTAATTAACCCCCCATTTACTGGGCTTGGTTTTTCAAATATCGAACAAATTAAAAATTTTGTTTTATATCATTTAACCTGGGAGTTCAAAGGGAAAGGCCGACGTATTGAAATAGCCATTCACAATTTAGAAACAAAAGAAAGTAAATTCATAAATACATTTAGTTAAACTATAAAACCTAAAAAATCATGAGAAACGGTATTTTTTATTTGAACAATTACGGCACCAAGTGGGTAATTTTAGAAAACGGCAAAAAACCCTTTGAAGTATTTAAAACAAAGAACGGTAAATTAATTCAAAGAATCCCAAACTATTATTTTAGCTGGGGTAATTTTGGCGGCGTGTGTATAAACTACAAAGGTAAACGGATAAACTGCCTTGCAGATACATTACTTGAAGATTAAAAAAGAAAGGCCCACTAATTAGGGCCTTTTGCTATTTAAATAGGGATAGTACAAATTTAAGGCTCTTTGGCCTTATTTTTGTTTATAAACTATCCAATGAATAAAAGATAAATATAAGGCCTTTTGGCCTTTTTTGCATTTATAGCCACTACAAAGAATTTAATTAAACTAATTAATTTAATATATTAATTCTAAGCGACTTTTTTGGGGTTAGATAGGGAAACATATTACTACCTATGTAAAAGTCCCTTAAACGCAAAGTATTGCACATATAAATTGATAATTAAACAAAATAAATACCTTATAAAATGAATACTAATAAAATTAACCCGAAATATTACTTTTTTAATTGCCCATTGAATAAAAGTACAAATTTTAAGGAAGTAGAGGGAAAACTGGCCTCCACGATTCCCAGCCAAAAAGCTGATAGTCCCGGGAAAATTTGGGGAAAAATTACAAATCCAACCGATCAATTTATTATTTTATGCTCGGTGATTTTTTTATTTTCCTTTTTAATTTTTGTAACATTTTTGCTACTTTTTTTGATAATTTATTTCAAATAATATTTAGATAAAAAAAATAATTAATATTTGTTTGCAATTATTAAATAAATCTTGTTTACATTTGCAAAAGAAATTACAAAACAAAATGAAAGAAAAAACTGAAAAAAATCCCAAAAAAGCGGGTAGACCAAAATTGGAACCAACCATCGTAAGATCGGTAAGAGTTAAGGAATCATTAGATAAGGAAATGTGCAAGAGATTTTCCAACAAATATGTGAGTAAATTATGGCCAGATTTTTGCCGAGTTTATTTACTAAATAATTAGCATTCATAGTTGATAGGTTTAAGGTTAGATTGGGGAAAGGCATTGAAATTTTTTTAGTGCCTTTTTTTTTCAACACTTTTTCTGAAAATGATAAAAATGGAAAATAATAATAAAGCAATTACTTACGAGGAATACAGGGCAGTAGCCAAGGTATTTACCTTTATTTGCAAGAATGATAAGAAATACGATAAAGATGGTAAGATAGTTATCTCTTTTGACTCCGAAGAAGATTTAGACAACATTATTGATACTACTTGGGAATCTTTAAATAAAATTCAGAATGAATTGGAATGATGATAATGATGTAGCTAAGTTTTGGGCCTTTGTTTGGATACTTTGGGCCGTTAGTCTATTTTATATTGCAATTAAGTATTTTAATCTTTTATGAAAACAATTAATTCTTTAAGTGGGGGCAAGACATCAAGCTATCTTGCTTATCATTATCCAGCAGATTACAATATTTTTGCATTGGTAAAAATAGATGACATTAATTGTAAGCCAAAAGACTCAAAACTTATTCAATTAGTATCTGATAAAATTGGAGAAGATTTTATAGCAACCGCTGAATCAGACTTAACATTAAAAGTAATTTTAGATTTAGAGCAATTAATAGGCCAAAATATAATATGGGTAACTGGGTTATCATTTGATAAATTAATTAAAAAGCAAACAATCTTACCCAATAGCCTTAGAAGATTTTGTACTCAAGAAATGAAAATGCGACCTATTTGGGATTGGTGGTATAAAAATATTAACGAAAAAGTAAAAATGGGTATTGGATTTCGTTACGATGAATTAGAGAGAGCAGAAAGGTTTACTGTATCATTTAAGGGGATAGTAGGTAAGCAAGGGGGGGGGGTACGAAACAAGTGGGAAGAAATAGAATGGAGAGAAGGTTATTTCCCTTTAATTGAAAATAAAATTACTCATTATGAAATTAAGCAATGGGCTTTAAAAACAGATTTAATTTTTCCAAGTGATTCTAATTGTGTTGGATGCTTTCATAAGCCATTACAACAATTAAGAAAGAATTATGATGATTATCCAGAAAAGATGCAATGGTTTAATGATATGGAAAAAAACATGAAAGGAACTTGGAAACAAGATGCTACTTATGAACAAATTTCTAAAATTGGATTACAAATGGATTTTTTCTTTGGCACTGGAAGTGGATGTCAAGCAGGATTTTGTACTGATTAAATAATTATATGATAGAAACTATATTAGGAGTTGTGCCAAGTAAATCTAATTCATATAGAATAGCTGGGCGGTTTATTTATAAAACAAAAGCACTTAAAGATTATGAGCAAAGTTTTATTGATCAATGTATAAAGTATAAAAATGCTAATATTGATGGAAACCTAAAGATTACATTAAAAGCTTACTATCCTAATCGCAAATCAGATTTAGATGGTGTAACAAAAGCAGTATTAGATTTGTTACAAAAAGTTAATGCTTTTGAGAATGACAATAAGGTAGCCGAGTTATTTTTATTTAAGGGATTAGATAAAGACAATCCAAGGATAGAATTTAAAATTGAAACAGTAGATTATATTATATAGTTATGTGGCGAAATTGGTACACGCAAAAACAGTAATGGGAAGGGATCCCACATTAAAAAAAACTATTCCCGGCTGTTGAGCCAGGCTTACAGGTTCGAATCCTGTCATAACTACTAAACTTAAAAACAAACGCAAATGAAACGAGTAAGAATCGGAGAAGTAGTCCTTGTCCACAATCAAAACAAAAAGGTAGGTGCTAATAGTGAGTACTTTGCCGTAATCCTTAGAATGCCTAATGGGCCATGTAAATTCCTATTTACAGAAAACGAAATTGATACCGCTAACAACCGGGCAATTGACAACTGGGAAGACACCCCCGAAAGAAGTTATTTATCCACATTCTTAGATTAATAAGATGCAAGGCAAAAAACCTCATAGCTATGATACATCATCAGATGTTTGTTATTATGGCACAATTGCAATAATTGTTTTACTTATAATGTTTGCAATACTATGACAACGCAAGAATCACATAACTATCTTACATTTTACAGCTTGTGTAATTTTATGCAAGACTTCATTGAAGACAAATGGGCAAGAAATAGTAGCAATGTAAGGAAGGTTAAATTATTGTCTAATCAATTAAAGGGAGAATTAGAAAAATCCGTAGATCATGTATTTACTAACAAAGATACCGAAGGGGTTGACATGGGAAATGTATTGGAGCAATTCGTACAGGCCAGTTACATTATGGAGTTCTTCTTCAAGGTTGGGTTACACATGGATGAATTACAAGCTGATCAAAAAGACAAATTGAATAAAGAGATGAACGAATTATTGGCCCAATATGGCATTAACTTAAATGTAGAAATAAATGGATAGTATTGTTGAGTCTGTAATAGATAAAATAAAATCTCGTTCTGAGGTTGGAATAAAAAAATATGGTGTAACATTGGATAGGACAGATTTTACCACTATTCAATGGATTGATGCTGCGATTGAGGAACAAATGGATAATATTTTATATTTAACAAGATTAAAAAAAGACTTAATAGAAAATGGAATATCGTAAAGCATTTATTTATCAAATAACTAATCCTTGTGGTAAAATATATATTGGATCTACCGTTAATTTAAAAGATAGAATTTATAGGTATAAAAATGCAAAACTTGGAAGTCAGTTTAAAATAAAACATTCTATAATAAAATATGGATGGGATAATCATAAGTTTGAAGTAATATTTGAATGCAAAGAAATTGATAGATATAAATATGAGGCATTTTATGGACATAAATTTCAAGTATTAGGCGATGAAGGATTAAATTTATCTTTACCTAATGGCGAAATTAAAGGATACACAAAATCAGAGTCTACGAAATTAAAAACTAGTTTAATTCATAAGGGGAAAAAGATAAGTGATGAACAAAAAAAAGCTATGTCAATATCTTTGAAAAAAACATTTAAAGAAAATGGTCATCCATGCACAGGAAGGGTGCCTTGGA